AAAAATAACAACTCAAGATTTACCCAAATACTGGGAATGGATAATAGTTCCAATGGAAATTGAAATGGAAATATGTTCGGTAGATGAACCGTGGTCAACTAAACAAGCATACCGATTTAATTAAAAACTGTATAATATTATAAATATATTTATATGTCACTCTATCAAAAATACAGACCAAAAAAACTTTCTCAAGTTCGTGGAAATGAGGAAACTAAACAAGCCTTAACAAAAATGTTAACAGAGGATAGAGAAAATTGTCCTCATGTGTTTTTATTTCATGGAGAAACTGGGTGTGGTAAAACTACTTTAGCAAGAATCGTAGCAAATATGTTAGGATGTAACATTGAAAGTTCTGATTATTCAGAAATAAACTTTGCAGATTTACGTGGAATAGATACAATAAGGGAAATCATAAAACAAAGTCAATTTGCTCCTTTTGAAAGTGATTGCCGTGTTTGGGTAATGGATGAGTGTCAAAAAATGACTGGTGATGCTCAGAATGCTTTGCTTAAAATTCTTGAAGATACTCCTTCTCATGTTTATTTTATATTATGTACAACCGATCCACAAAAATTACTTTCAACTATTCGTGGAAGGTGTAGCCAATTTCAAGTAAAACCTCTTGATGATGAAAATTTGACTAATTTATTAATCAGAATTACTATCAAAGAAGGACAGGAACAATTATCTGAAGAAATATATCAAGAAATTATAAAGAGTTCAGAAGGACGTGTAAGAAACGCAATTCAAACACTTGAGCAGGTTTTATCCGTTTCGGACGAACAAAGAATCGAAATAATAAAGAAAAACAATGAGGAACAAAAACAAGCTATTGATTTGTGTAGAGCTTTAATAAATCCTAAAACTAATTGGAAAACTGTTCAAATTATTCTTAATGGATTAAAAGAAACAGATCCAGAAAGAATCAGAAGAGCTGTTATAGGTTATGCTTCAAATACTTTATTAAATAAAGATATGGTAATTTGTGGTTTAATACTTGATGAATTTTCAGAAGATACTTTTATTAATGGATTTAATCAAATTGTTAGAGCATCTTATTCAGTAATTAAAAACCGATAAAATTATGACAAAAACAGATTTGTATTTAGAATACAAAAACGAAACAGGATATTATCCTGAAGATAGAGGAGATTATATTGAATGGTTAGAAAATAAATTAATTACGATTTTAAATACTAAAATTGAATATCAAATAAATGGAAAAATATTAACATCTATAATAAAAAATGAAACAAAATGAACTACACAAAAGACATGAGAATAGATGATTCCTCATTAGATGTGGAATGGCTTGAACAAGCAGAACTTGCTATTAAATACGGTAAAATATGGGCTGATGCTCATAAAAAACTACTCGAAGCTGACGAAAAACTTAAAATTATCAAGGCTGAATTGATAAAAAAAGTGAACAAAGATCCACAAGGTACAACAGGCAAAGACAAACCTACTGATTCTGATAAAGAATCTTATTATAGGACACATACACAGCATAAAATAGCAAAACAAGAATATATAGATGCACAATATGAATGTGATATGGCTGAAATAGCTAAGAATGAAGTTTCATTTACAAGAAAAGCTGCATTAGAAAATCTTGTTACTTTATTTGGACAAAGTTATTTTGCTGGACCATCCGTTCCGAGAAATATTCAAACTGAAAGAAAAAAAAGAATACAAGAACGGGATAAAAACGTTAATCAAGGAATTGCATCTAAATTAATAAGGAGAAGAATTAATCATGATGACGATTAACGAAATAAACGGAATTACCACAACCAATTTAGTAATATCTATAATTGTTTTAATTTTATTTATTTACTTGATTGGAAGAATATTTGCTAAAGGTTTTTTGCACGAAACAGATAACTATATAAATCGTAAATTTAATCAATTAAAAACTAAAAAATCAGAAAATGGTACAGAAAACGAAGAAAAAACAGAGTAGTTTTAGAGGCAAAGTTGCTTCTAATGCACAAAGAACTTCAAAACAGGGTAATTCGTTTGGTTATCTTAGACTTCCAAAAGAATTACAATATTTAAACCCCGATCCAGATGGAACTATAAAGCTTGATTTTATTCCTTATTTAGTAACTGATACAAAACATCCTGATCGGGATGCTGAAGGAACAGCTGCAAAAGGAAGTATATGGTGGAGGAGACCTTTCATGGTTCATCGAAATGTAGGTATTGAACCCGAAACTGTAATATGTCTTAAATCGTTTGGACAAAAATGTCCTATATGTGAATTCAGAGCAAAAAGAAAGGCTGATGGTGCAAGTAATGAAGAATTAAAAGCATACAATTCTTCAAATCGTAATCTTTATTTGGTAATTCCTAAAAATAGTAAGAAATTTGAGGAAACACTTCATATTTTTGATATTTCTGATTTTTGTTTTCAAGACCTTCTTACCAAAGAATTAAAAGAAGACCCAGACAAAGAAATATTTCCTGATCTTGAAGAAGGGTTTACACTTAAAGTAAGATTTGAACCTGGTACACTTGCTACTAAAAACCCATATCCTCAAGCCAACAGAATTGATTTTATTGAAAGGGATGAGCAATATGATCCTGATTATATTAATGATGTCCCTTCTCTTGATGATATGCTTATTCAAATACCTTATTCTGAATTAAAAGCTAAATTTCTTGAAGGTACTGAAGGAGCAACCGAAGATAATGATGAGGTTGAAGAAATAGAGGTTGAGGAAGAAGAAAGACCAAGAAAAAAGACAAGCATTCCAAAATACAAAGTAGTTGAAGAGGAAGAAGATGAGGAAGAAGATGAGGAAGAAGAGGAAGAAATGCCTGTAAGGAAAGGCAAAAGAAAGCCTGTGATTGAAGAAGATGAGGATGAAGAAGAAGAGGAAGAGGAAACACCTGTTAGAAAGATTAAAAAACCTATAAAGAAAGTAATTGAAGAAGATGAAGATGAAGATGAAGAAGATGTTCTACCAAAAAAGAAAGTAATTTCATCATCTAAATCAAAAACAAAAAAGACTTGTCCTCATGGTCTTAAATTCGGTATAGATACAGAACAATATGATGTCTGTGATACTTGTGATATTTGGAACGAATGTGTAGCTGAACATGAGAAAAACTAAAAAATTAATTCTTGGAGTATCAACCAAAAAAGATCAGTATAAGTACGTGGGGACTAATCTTCCCCCACGTACTTATAATTATTTGTCACTCTACATTACGGCTTATAAAATAGCTAAATCAAATTTATTTAAAGAATTGATAGATAATTGGATTAAACAAAAAATGCAAGATGGTGACACCGAATACGAATTAATTCATATGATTATTGAAAGAATTAATTATGAATGGAGTCAATCATCTAGTAAATCTAAAACAGCATTTGATAAATTCAAAAAATCTATTCAATTAGAACTTATGAATAAAGGTTTAAAACTCAAACAAGTAAATAAAATATTAGAAAATATTAAAGAATAATGGAAAGAAAAAGAACCAATACACCACCAATTAGTAATCAATTAAAAGCTAGATTGATTAGAAAACCAAATAAAGAAATACAAGAATATGATGGTAATTTTGGAACTGTTATAAATACCGGAAGCACTTTATTAGATTTATGTATTTCAGGTGATCGTATTCATGGTGGTGGTGTACCAAGTGGAATTCTTGTAGAAGCATTTGGACCTTCATCAAGTGGTAAAACCGTTCTCCTTTCAGAAATGGCTGGAGATGTTCAAAGAAAAGGTGGTGAAGTAAGATTTGAAGATCCAGAATCAAGATTAAATGCTTCTTTTGCTAGGATGTTCGGATTAGAAATTGAAGAAGAGAATTATGATACTCCTGACACTGTTACAGAAGTATTTCATAATATCCGAAAATGGAAACCACCAAAAAAAGAAGGAATAGTCCATGGAATATTCATAGATTCTTTAGCAGCATTATCTACTAAAATGGAAATGGAAAATGAAGAAGGTGATAAAATGGGAGGACGTAGAGCCAAAGAATTTTCTGAAGAACTCCGAAAAACCTGTAGAATGATTAAAAAAGAAAACTATTTAATGGTTTGTTCTAATCAAATACGGGAAAATATGGATGCTGTAAATAAATATTCTTCAAAAGATGTTACACCTGGTGGTAAAGCTGTCGGATTTTATTCAAGTTTGAGATTACAATTTGGAACCCCTACAAAAATAAAATCTATAAAAAATATAGCAGGTAAAGAAAGGGAAAGAATAATTGGTGTAGAAACAAAAATAACAGTATTCAAAAGTTCAATTTCTAAACCATATAGAGTAGCTCCTGTTACTATTTTATTTGATTATGGAATTGATGATATTCGACAAAATCTACAATTTATCAAAGATTATACCGGAGCCAAAATATATACAGTAGGTGGTCATAATTTAGATAAATCTATGGATGCTTCTATTAAAATGATTGAATCTTCTAATCTTGAAAAAAGACTGAAAGAGGAAGTAATAAACTTATGGGAAGAGGTAGAACATAAATTTGAAACTGATCGAAAATTAAAAATAAGATGAAATCAATAATTATTTTTCATGCACCTTATGGGTATGGACATAATTCTGTTATTTTGGTTGATGCTCTTAAAAAAAGTATATCTGATGAATTTAAAAAGGAATTTTATATTTTTATAATTGAAGATAATTCTGAGTATTCAATAAGAACTGAAGTCTTTTTTAATCCTAACATGAAAGAACAAGAAAATATTACCAATACTACTAAAATAAGTATGATACTTGATAAGGGAGATCAATTTACTTTAAATAAAAAAGAAAAATAATGCAAAGAACTTCAATACCACCTCCACCTAAATATGTTATATTATCAAACGATCCAAGTATGACTGCTTGGGGATGGGTGGTAATAACTGGAAGGGGAGTTATTTTAGATCAAGGTTGTATTAAAACGGAACCAAGCGGAAAAAAAAACAGAATCCGTAAAAGTGATGATAGAACCCGTAGAATAAGTGAATTAAATCAAACATTACTCAAATTAATTAAAGAGTATCATATTGATTTTATCTTATCTGAATTACCTCACGGAAGTCAAAATGCTCAAGCTGCTATTATGATAGGAATTGTTACTGGAATTTTACAAACAATTTCTGATGTATTAGAAATTCCTATTGAATGGTATTCTGAAGCCGATTCTAAAAAAGCAGTTTTAAACAGAAAAGCAGCGTCTAAACAACAAATGAAAGAAGCTATATCAAAATTATACAAAGTAAAATGGACTGGTATAGGATATAAAGATGAATCAATAGCAGATTCATTAGCAGTACATTATGTAGCATCTAAACAAAGTTCAATATTAAAAATGATGAATAAATAAATCAAAATTATGGAAGAAATGAAAAGAACATTATTACCCAAAAAAAGTTCTTTGAGAATAGAACTTGAAAGTGCTGTATTGTCAGTGAATAAGCACTTGAAAGATGTTGTAGGTACTATGAGCTATGTTATTTTATTAAGAAATACACATCCTTATTTGAATGACTTTTATGCAAGAAGATTATATCAAAAAGGGTTGATAACTTACGAAGAAGCACATGAATTTAGTAAAATATTACCTATTAATCATTAAAAGATGAAAATAATAATTACTGCTACCACTTATGTACCTGAAAAACTATGATTAAATTACTTCAAAAACTATTTAGAAAGAAACATATTCAACCACCTACAAAAATTTATAAGGACGGGTTCTATATGGATACAAATACAATAGGAGAAGAATCTAAATCAGTAATGTATCCTGAATATATTATGACTCCTGATGGGCCAATAGATATTACAACAAAAGATTCTAAACCTACATTTCCACCTGACAGAATAGAAATATATTAATTATGATTAAACAATTAAACATAGAAAATTTCCAAAGTCATAAAGATACTTCGCTTGATTTTGTTGACGGGGTAAATGTTATTATAGGAGCAAGTGATTGTGGTAAATCTGCTATTATTCGTGCTTTAAAGTTACTTGCATGGAACCGTCCTTCAGGAAATGAAATACGTTCTACTTGGGGAGGCAAAACCAGTGTTGAAGTATTTACTGATAATGCTCATGTTGCTCGTATTAAAGACAAAGAGGAACTTTATATTTTAGGTGACCAGCATTTCAAAGCTTTTCGTACTGACGTTCCAAAAGAAATACAAGATGCTTTAAATTTAACTGAAATAAACCTACAACAGCAACTTGATGCTCCTTTCTTACTTTCTACATCATCTGGACAAGTAGCTCAACATTTTAACTCTATTGCTAAACTTGATCAAATAGATACGGGACTTTTCAATATCAACAAAGCTATTCGTGAACTTGAAGGGCAAAATAAGTATAAACAAATTGATCTTGATAATAAAAAAGAAGAACTTGTTAAGTATGAACATATTGAAAAGTTAGAAGCTGAAATTGAAGTATTGGAACAGATGCAAAATCAATTACGTTCCTTACAAAACAGCAAACAAGTTATAGATTTAAAAATATATGATTACAAACAAGCTTCTTCTTTTATCCGCCAACATCAAGTACTTCTTGCAGATGAAAGTAAAGTAAATGCTTTACTTGCTTTGATTGAAAAGAAAAACAAGTTAATTGAAAGCCATAAAAACTTAAAAAGAAGTATAAAAGAATTATCTTCCATCAAAGAAAACATAAAACAAGATCAGGAGTATATTCAAGATGAACCTTTAGTAAACAATTTACTTACTTTATACAAAAATATTAAACCCTTAAATGAAGCGTTTACAAGCTTATTTAAGCTAATTAAACGTATTAACTATATAAAAGGGTTAGTACAACAAGAGCAACAAAATCTCACAATGTTAGAAAGTAAATTTAATAAATTAATGCCTGATATATGTCCTTTATGTGGTCAATCTATAAAACAGTAAATGAAATGGGACCAATCACTTTATTAGAAAAACAACTTGATATGTGGGAACGAAGTTTAAAAAAATCAAAACAATCTTTTTTGGAAGGAGATATTTCAAAGGAAACTCATGAAATGCATGTCATTAATTTAACTCCAAAAATTGAATTGTATAATAAAGCAATAGACGTATTAAAAGAGCATTTGAAATGAACAGAGCAAAAGAATATTGGAAAACAATCATACATACTCCATGGAGAATGGATGAATGGATTTTCTGGATTGTTATAGGGGTAATGAGTGGATTATTTTTTGTCCTTACTTTCTTGGGTATCGTATATACTAAATCAATTATATGATGCAACGTACAAGAACTAATTATCATCCTGAAGATACTTTTCTTTTGAAAAGAGGAAAAGAACTTTATGATAAACGAAAGCCTTCAGCTATTCTCACAAGTGATTGGCATTTACGTGAAGATACTCCTACTTGTTGGATAGGTGATTTTCAAATGGAACAATGGTTGAGTATAGCTTTTGTAAGTAAATTACAAGAAAAATACAAATGTCCTGTCATCCATGCCGGTGATTTGTTCCATCATTGGAAACCTTCTCCTTGGTTAATGGCACAAGCAATAGATTTGTTGCCAAAACAATTTTATACTA